TATCATTACGGTGGAACAGAGCGTACTTGGTTGGCTCACCAATTGACCGCTGGTGATATTACAAACAAATACATCACACTCAGCGACAATATCATCGGAGTGTCGAAAGTATTTCCATATACTGGTGCGTCACAATCTTCGACCTCATCAGCTGGTTTTAATATTTTTGATATTAACTACCAATTGCGCTTGAACGACTTTTATAACCTCACTGCATCGTCATACACCTACTATGTGATCGCTCGTGAACACTTGTCGATGCTCGATATGATCATCACTGGTGAGTATCCATATACTTTCAATAAGAATACTCACAAATTGAGTCTGCAGATTGAACTCGCCAAAAGATTTCTTCCTGGTAACTATATGGTGTTTGAATGCCTTCGTATCGTTGATCCAGATGTTTATGGGTCAGTATTCAACGAGATCTGGGTGAAAGAATACACCGCTCAATTATTCAAAAGACAATGGGGCGAAAACCTCAAGAAGTATGGCAACTATGTTCTTCCAGGCGGTCTTATTATTCAAGGCGATAAAATCTGGGAAGAAGCCTCAACTGAAATTGAAAAACTAGAATTGAAACTTCGCGACACTTACGAAGAACCAATTCCATTCTTGGTAGGTTAAGATGGCAACTAGCGTTTATTTCAATAATCAGAACGCAAAGACCGAACAGCTCTTACTTGAAGACTTAATCATTGAGTCGATCAAGAATCACGGCATTGATGTTTACTATCTTCCAAGAGCATCTCAGTCATCGACTGATGAGTTGTTTGGTGATGATCCAGTAAAAGCATATAAGCACGCGATCAAAATTGAGATGTATCTTGAAACATTTCAAGATTACGAAGGCAATAAAGAATTCTTCAGTAAATTTGGTCTTGATATTCAAGAAACTGCTCGGCTCTGTATTGCTCGTCGCACTTTTGAAAAGTATGTCATGAAGCAATATCCAAATACTCACCATACACCAAAAGAAGGCGATCTACTTTATCTTCCAATTCAATATAAATTGATGGAAATTAAATTTGTTGAGGATGAAAAAAACTTCTTCCAATTAGGTCGTGATTCTAGAAATCCGTACATGTATGGATTAACAGTTGAAGCATTCAAGTATAATGGTGAATTATTGCAAACTGGAATGGATGAAATTGATCGTATTGGAGATGTCCAAGCCTTTGCAATGAATCTTGATTTGGCTGCTGGTGGAACAGGATCATATGCCCATCTTGAGCAAGTCTATCAAGGCGCATCTCTTGCGGCAGCTACTGCAAAAGGCATTGTTGCTGACTGGAATCTACCAAATCGTCAATTAAAAATCAGAAACTTCTATGGTTCATTTGCACCATCTGCAAATATTGTTGGTGCAACCAGCGGCGCAGTTTGGCAACTTGCAACTGCACCTGATACAATGAATAATGCCAATGCTGAGGATGTTGAAGATAACACGCGCATTGAAACTGAAGCAGATAATATCATCGACTTTAGTGAAGTCAATCCATTTGGTGAGCCATAATGTTTGGTCAACAACATTTTTATCATCGCATTGTGCGCAAAATGGTTGTCGCGTTTGGCACAATGTTCAATGACATTACATTGAAACGATATAATAAAGCAGGCACCCAGGAAATTGAACGCATCAATGTTCCGTTGATGTATTCACAGAAAGAAAAATTCTACCAACGCATCACACAAGACCCTGAGTTGACCAAAGAAACTGCAATCACTCTCCCAAGAATGGGATTTGAGTTGTCAGCAATCACCTATGATCCAACTCGTAAACGCAGTTTGTTTGTTGATAGTTTTTCTGCTGGTGGTGATTCAACGAGTGTGAAATCAATTCGCACAACACCGTTTAATTTTGATTTCACATTGAGCATTTATGTTCGCAATGTTGAAGACGGCACTCAAATCGTAGAACAGATTCTTCCATATTTTAATCCAGACTATACAATGAAAGTTGATTTTCTTGGATTAGCAGATCAAAAAACAGACATTCCATTTATTCTACAATCAGTTCAGCAAGATGTAGAAGATGTTGGTAGCGCGGACCCAATTCGCATTATCATCTGGACACTAACATTTACTGCCAAAGGCTATATGTTTGGTCCAGTGATCAATCGAGATGTCATTCGCAAGGTTACTGCAAATACATTTAATAGCATCTTTGATCTTGAGAATTTCCGCACGATCTCTTTTGCAAATACTGGCGGCAGCGGAAACTTTACAACTGGTGAATTGGTCTATGAGGGAAAGACACTTACTTCATCCAATGTCACAGCGAAAGTTAAATCTTGGAAACCAGATACAAATACATTGATCATCACAGATGTATCTGGAATTCTTAAGACAGGAAGATATATCACTGGTGTTGATTCGAATGCATCGTATAATATCGCATCATTCTCAACTAATGACTTCCAGTTAAATAACATCACAGTAAATCCAAATCCAAATACTGCAAATGCCAATAGCGCATTTGGTTATGATACATTAATTGAAGAGTTTCCAAATATTGTATGAGTGAAGTAGATAAAAATCTAGCAGATATTTTGAATACAGATTATGTTCCTGTCGTGAGTGATGAGAGGGACAAGCCCATCACAATTCATCAATCTGAAGAAGAAAATCCAGACGCACACTATTCTCGTTCAAATTATTACAATTTAATTGAAAAAGGTAACGAAGCACTGGATGGCATTCTAGAAGTTGCTAAAGAATCTCAGCACCCTCGTGCTTACGAAGTTGCAGCAAATATGATCAAGAATCTCTCTGATGTAACAGAGAAACTCATGATTTTGCAAAAACAACAACTTGAACTTAAAGCAAAAGATCCTGCACCAGCTGGTCCCACAAATATCTCTGTTGACAAGGCTGTGTTTGTTGGTAGCACTGCTGATCTACTAAAGCAGTTAAAGAATGAATCTGAGTAAGATGAAACATTACTTGGGGAATCCCAAGTTAAAGCGCATTAATATGCCGATGCAACTTACGGAAGATCAAGTCCGTGAGTTTGTTAAGTGTGCCAAAGATCCAGATTATTTTATTCAAAACTATGTCAAGATCGTAACGCTCGACAAAGGTTTTGTACAGATCAATCTTTATCCATTTCAGAAAGAAGTCGTTCAGAATATTCATGACAATCGTCGTGTAATTCTAAAAGCAGGTCGTCAGGTTGGTAAGACGACAATCATTGTCGGCTACATTCTTTGGTACATCCTTTTCAATACGGACAAGACTGTTGCCATTCTTGCTAACAAAGCCAGCACATCGCGTGAAATTCTAGCGCGCATTAAACTCGCGTATGAAGCATTGCCAATGTGGATTCAGCAGGGTGTAAAGACTTGGAACAAAGGTGACATTGAACTTGAAAATGGTTGCCGTGTTCTTGCCAACTCAACTGCCTCTAGCGCGATTCGCGGTTACTCTATCTCGCTCGTTTACCTCGACGAATTTGCGTTCGTGCCAAGTAACATCGCTGAAGAATTCTTCACTTCTGTTTATCCTACGATTTCTTCTGGTACACAGTCTAAGATTCTAATCTCGTCGACACCGAATGGGATGAATCACTTCTACCGAATGTGGACAGAAGCAGTTGAGGGACAGAATGGCTTTAAACATGTTGAGGCAAACTGGCGGCAAGTCCCTGGAAGAGATCAAGTTTGGGCAGACGAACAGCTCCGTGTTCTTGGTGAACAGAAGTTCATGCAGGAAATGGAATGTGAATTCCTCGGCTCCTCTGGAACTTTGATTAGTGCAATGGCTTTACGCCAGCTGGCTTTTACAAAACCAATCGCAAATACTGGAATTGAAAATCTCTCTGTTTATGAAGAAGCCAAACCCGAACACATCTACTTCATGGTAGTAGATACCTCTCGTGGAAAGGGGTTAGACTACCATGCATTTACAGTTATAGATTGTACAGCTCTTCCATACAAGGTAGTTGCTACATTTAAAGATAACGATCTGAGTCCATTGGTCTATCCTGCGGTTCTAAAGCAGGTTGGAACTTATTATAACCAAGCCTATCAGTTAATTGAAACAAACGATAACGGACAGCAGATTTCCGATATCTTATTTGAAGACTATGAATACGAAAATATCCTTTCGACTGTAGAACACGGTAAGTCTAAACTGAATAAAAAGCTCTTGGTCAACTTTGGTTTTGGTCAAAGAAGCGGTCGTGGAATTCGAACAACCAAGTCCGTAAAACGACTAGGATGTACTCTTCTTAAAAACCTCATTGAGAGGCAACAACTAGTTATCCAAGATTACAATATTATCTCAGAATTATCGACCTTTATCTCAAATGGATCGTCCTTTGAAGCCGAAGAAGGTAGTAATGACGACCTTGTAATGTGTTTAGTCCTATTTGCATGGCTTACAGACCAGAAATTCTTTACAGATATGACGGATGTGAATGTACGCCGAAAGATTAACGAAGAACACCTCAGAATGATCGAAGAAGAGTCTATTGGAGATGTTATCCTAGCGGGACATGTTGATATTGATAATCCAAATAACACATATGTTGAGGATGGGGCTGTTTGGTCCATCGTAGAACGCTAAAAACACAAAAAAACTAAATAATCCGTAGATTTCTTAATCCTCCAAGACAGGAGCAAAAACATGGCTTTTCAAGTATCTCCAGGCGTGAATGTATCCGAAATTGACACAACTACCGTTGTGCCAGCAGTTTCCACATCCACTGGCGCGGTCGCTGGCGCGTTTCAGTGGGGTCCAACAGACTATGCACGACTAGTCGGTTCAGAAAATGAACTAGTGCAAGTTTTTGGTAAACCAGATTCAAACACTTATCTCCCTTTCTTTACAGCGGCAAGTTTCTTGTCATACAGTAATGCATTGTTTGTTACTCGTGCAGACGCAGCAACGCTAAACACTGCAATTGCTCTAAATGTGTCATCTTGGGCAAGCAACACCAAGGTCCGCAATGAAGATCACTACTTTGCAAGTTTCCACACTGCATCAAACAGCAACATCTGCTTTGCTGCTCGCTATCCTGGTGCTCTTGGCAACGCATTGAAGATTGCCTTCTGCGCAAATTCAAATGCTGCATCTTTCGCTGCCTGGACATACGCTCCATACTTTGATCGTGCTCCTGGAACTTCGACATATATTGCAGGTATTAAGAGCAA